TGATCCATATCCTCTTTGTACTTGGTCCAGATATTGATTGAATAGTTTATATCAATAGGGGTAGGAACTAAACTTAAAGTTCTTACGGCTCTCTGCTGCACATTATGCCAATAATTTTGATGCACTAGCAAAGATCCATACCTAGACCTATCTTTTGCCTGCTCTGTATTTTGCTCGCTTATAGTGATTACAGGTAGAGTTATGTTATCACCAACTGATGTCTTAGCTATAGCCCTTTCTTGATTAGCATGAAAGCACTTTACTGGAATAGCATTGTTATTACGGTCAATATAATGTATTTTTGCAAAAGTGCTAATTAAAAACCTAAGAGTATCTTTGAACAGTTTTTGAGAAAACATGCTCGTATTACTTTTTGTTTTTTCAATTATCTCTTGAAGGACTAAATTACTAGTTGGAATCTGAGACATCTGGATCGTCCTTTAGCTGATTTAACTCGTAAATTTTATCTGAAGTAGGTGGGTTCTGTAAGTGAACGTCTGACGAATCTCTTAGTGGCTTTGCACTGCAAACTAAGTGATACACTCCATACGATTCAAAGCTATCCTCTTGGACTTCGTAAACCTCGTACTTCATAGTCTCAAATTCAGGTTTTATTACATCCCCGGCAATTAGAGGTCTACCCAATCTCCGCTCAACATAAGTCTTATTAAAAGTGAATTGCTGGTCGTTTGAAAGTTCGATTCCAAATTGAGTTAAATTTTCCTCTATTGCTCTAGGCTCGTAATGCCCGTAAACTCTAATAGGTGCTACCGAGAAAGTCTTGTTTCTTTCTTCCCCGTAGACATCATCTACTTCTTTAGTTTGGTAATACTTGTAAACCATTAGAGGGGAGCCAGCTAGTTTAATCTGCTCTTCATCTATGGCGTTAAACAAATTTTGATCGTTTAATTTATTAAATAGCTTGAACGGACTTTCGTACTCGTCCGCATTAGGAAGACTAATATTTGTTTTGTATTTTCCAAAATTAGACATATTAGCCTACTATGAACATTGGGCCTTCTTGAATCTCGGTCATCAATTCTTCCATGAGTTGCTTCTTCTCTTCTGATGACTCTTGGACTAAAACGCCACCGTCTAATTGTGCCCCTCCTCCTGGGCCAGGAAGGGTCCGATACTTGCCCCTGATGCGTCCTAGGATGCCCTTGGAGGCTGCTGTGGCGTACCTCTGAATCCAGTTACGGTAGGCATGATGAATCGTATTAGAATCAAGGGCACGGTACTCTAAAATTACCGCTGTGGGAGTTTCGGTCGGGATAGGCATAAGTTGGATATACTTTCCATTTATCACATCCCAGCTACCTTCATTAGACAGAACTCTTCTCATTATTTCGAGGTATTGCTGAGTTAAGAAAAAGTCTCCTATCCCGCCCCCTTGAAAGAATCGGCTAGTGTTAAAAAATGCAAGCGATAGATCGTAACCTAAACTGCCTGGAGTGTAATTTAAACCCAGAATATCCTTCTTGTACCCAACATAAGTAAGATTATTAGCTAAGTATTGAGGCAATTCGTATACGTTTAATCCCGCACTAGCATCAAACACAGCATACTGCGTTGACCACTTAGGAGCATAATAATCTAATTTAGATATTGCTTCATCAATACAAGTCTTTATTTGAAAAGGAGTTAACTCAACTGATACTACAGGGTGGCCTAATTGAGCTAAAACATAATCATGTATTGATTGCTCAAATAAATTAAATTGAACTCCATCCGCCTCTAGGTTTTTATTTAATTTCTCTTGATTTATATCGCTACCCGGAACATACTCTGTTAGCTTTTGACCACCGTATCTCCCGTAGCTAGACCCGTAACTTGTTATCAATGGGATTGTCATATAGTTATTTAGGGTCGTTAAAAAGAAAAAAGCGGGCTAAAAAGCCCGCTTTTATTACTCTACCTACCAGTTATTAGTAGTTAAAGTTACCGACTCTCTCGTTACCGATCAACTCAGGGTGCAGGTAATCGGCAGCAGCACCGATGATTCTGATGACACGGTAGAATCTGCTGGCAGGCTGAATAGCAGCCTTGCCATACCGGGTCATAATACCCTTTCTTGGCTGGAATGAGCCAGGATCAGTTACAGTTGGCAGTGGCATGAGTGGAACATATGGGCAGTAGACGAATCCACCATCCATTGGGCTTCCACCGTTGTAGCCGATGATTAGCTCATCCTCTGGGAACAGAGGATCAACAATCAGATCGTACTTGCCAGCGAACTTACCCTTGTACTCGATCTTAGCACCCATGTTAGTGGGACCAGCATCGGCAGGGAGTCCACCTTCAAGCTTCGCGGCTGACTCAAGCATTGAAGCGATGATTGGTGACGTAATAATTACGTTACCTGGGCCACGCATTGTGGTCTTGTAAATATCTTGGCTAGCGAAATTAATCATAGCCAACATATTGCTGTACCGCTGGCCTACATGCTGTGGAGCATAGTTAGCACCTAGGAATCTAGCAAGATCAACAACGTAAATGTTACGCTCTGGGCTAGCTAGTGAGGTTGCACCAAAACCGGCTCCGGTATTACCCCATGAGAATGAACCTGGGTCCCAAGTTTGAGCACCGTTAGTTCCTACTGTCTTGCCATAGTAGTTGTTACCAAAAGCATTTGAGTTAGCCAGTGGATCAAGTGACTTTGCATTCCACCCACCAATAGAATTGGTAGTACCAGCGAAACCATAAGCAACCATTCGAATATCTTCGATTAGCTCACGATCAATCTCAAGTGAAAGCTCTTTGCTGAGTAGCTCAGTAAGCTCCCGTTCTAGATCAAGATTGTGGTAAGCCTTGAGGTCTTGAGAAGCCTCAATCGTCCAAAGTGCTCTCATCTTGCGAGTAAGAGCTACAACTGGCTGCTGCTCAATGTGGAACTGAACTTCTGGAATTCCAGTGCCGTCTAGACGCTCACCGGCTGATACAACCCAGCCTAGCGTAGTCGATGGATCAGGGAATGAAGCAATTCTACCACCGTAAGTGGTTGAGGGTGAACCTCTAGTGTTGCTTAGAACTGATGAAAGGTTGACACCACCACCTTGAGCACCCCCAAGAGCAGTAGCTTGGAAGTAATCAAATCTTCCGTTGTTGGTTCCAGTCGTATCAATTGGGAACGTAGCAGTCACGTTGTTAGCATTGTACGTCAGGTTAAACTTGCTATAGACAGTTTGCTGTGTTACACCGCTCCATCTGCTGTTGCCAAGATAGAAAATTTGGCTTACAGGGGCATCCATTGGTTGAGTTGAGCCAATGTAATTGAAGACGAGGTTTGGGTAAACTCTACGAACTAGAGGGAACGCAAACTTCTGGAATACGCCGATGTTACCGACAGTGGTTCCACCTTGGCTTACGACTTCTTCGTTCATCCGATTGCTCTCGGCTAATACAGCCTTAGCCTGGTTTTCAAGCAGTTGAGCAGTAACCCGAGCGGTATATTCATTCTTGATACCGTCAAGGGCTTTTGACCACTTCTGAACTAGTTCAGGTGATCCTCCGATTTTTGATACGTCCATGATTTTCTCCTTGAAAATATTAGTTAGACATCAATCTCATGACCTCTTCGGTCAAAAACTTATTGCCATGCGTCTCAGGTTTTGCGCTCTTGCGCTCTTCTAACCTTTTCCCTTGACGTTGGAAATTTTCCTTTGAAACAACTTCAGCAGTATCAGAGAGCTTCATTGAGGTGACAGCCCGTGATTCAGCTAAATTAACCTTCGCTTGCTTAACATTCTCCTCAAGTCTCTCATTCTTATCTGATAAGACCTTCAGAACATTCTTAAGCTGCACGTTCTCCTTGAGTGAGCGATCTAGTTCCCCGGCAAGGACATCTACTTTCTTGGCTAGTGTGTCCTGCTCTAGAGCCATTAAATTAATGGCATTAACTTCGTCATCGTGAGAAAGCTCTGTAACAAATAATGACTTAACTGACTCATACAGTTGAGCATTACGATAAGTCTCATTCTCAAGCTCTAGTTCTTTAATGGCTTGCTCCTTGAGACGTTCAATTTGACCTCTTAGATAAGACTTTACCTTAACGGTAAGGTCTTCTGTCTTAGCATTAACCTCTTCCTCGATCTTCTTGTGAACCAAGGTGGCAATCTTTTCTACCGTTTCCTCGGTTAGACCGTCTGGCAACAGGCTAGCAATTTGTTCTAATGACTTGTTCATATAAACTATTTATCTCCGTAGTAAAATATCTTTACTTTTTATTTCCTTTTAGACCAATGGCAATTTTACTAATTTTTTTTTGGCCTCTCTTTGTTTTAGGGATTGTACCGCCCTTTGCACCCTTAATACCCCACATGGCATTTAATGCTCGATTAGCTTCCCCTTCCCCTCTTTTTACCCCGCCCTCATTTAATTTAGCATCAATCTTCTGCTCTAGAAGCTTGAGGAAGTATCTTTCGCTAACAACATTTCTAATTGTTGATTCAATTATTCTCTTATCTCTAGTTAACTGTTTTGATTCAGCTAAAGTAGGATAAGCTCCACGAGTTGAGGGGTCAGCAACAATATCAAAAGTAACTAACTTAAAGTCTTCGTTTACTGTCTTGTAATCGCCCTTAGACTCGCTTAGGGTTCCCATACCACGGCTTGAAATTCCAATTTTAACTCCACCCTCGATAAGGCCTTGAACAACCTTTCCAGCAGGAGTTGGTAGAATTTCAGCTTCGCCGATTACTTCTTTACCTTCCATCCAAAGACCAGTAATAAGGTGGGAAGCATTTGACAGCTTAACCATGTCGTAGGTTGGGTGATCTAGTTCACCTACAAGTCTACGATCCTTGATTGATTCGTTTAAAGACTTGATTGCACCTTCAAGAACTTTCTGGGGGTAGACTCTACGGTTATTGTTGGCTTCATCCGCACGTTGAAAAATACCGCGAACTTTTAGAGGGCCTGTCTTGCCCTCATTTATTACGCGCATATTTTGGAGAATAAAGACATCTTGAAGTTGTTGCATATTACTTACTACCCCAATACTTTTTGTTCTTTTTTGCACCTGAGTGCCGGGTCATAGTGCGGACGGCATACTTTTTAACATCTTTAAATGATGCTGGGATAGAGCCGGGAGAGAATCCCTTGGCAACTCGGCCACCTACCATTTGCTCATCATCCTTCCCCCACTTTCTCTTAGTAACTACATAAAGGCGATCTGCGGCTTTAGTGGAGAAAATCTGACCCATGTATCCGTTCTTAAGAGCGTCGGTGATTGAATTGTAAACTCTAACTCTGGACTTGCCTGGGGTCGTATGGGCTTTCTTCATATTAGAGCTTTGAATTGCGGCTCTGCCCTCTCTTGACCCTTTTCCTTTTTCTGTCCTGCGCTCAACTAATTGATAAGCTTCATTAAGTAATTCAATTAAATTAACCATACTTTCTCATTAACCTGTTGATGCAGCTATTTAACTTACTATTTTTGTTAAGTTTCCCCGAATTTTTCTTAGGTTTCCCCGAAGTATTAGTTCCGACATTATTGACCGTAGTAGTTCCGGGGGACATCTCACTTAGTAATTGTTTAGCTTCAGTCATTAATGAAGATAAACGCCCAATAAGATTCTCTAGTCTATTTTCAGTTGATTCTTGTATCTTTTGGACTTTCTTAGGGGCTTGCTTCTTTTCACCTAGGACCATTGATACATAATCATTAGGAACTTTAATTTTACTGATATCCGGGGCATTCAATGATTGAGTAGTAGATTCCTTCAAAGCAGGCTTTAGAGACTCTGAAGGGTTTTTCGCCATGTCCTTTAATATGTCCATGGCAAAATTACCTACCGAAATATCAGGAAATTTATTATCGCTCATTCAGTTAACTAACTGAAGTTGTTAGCCTCAGCCCTTCTTTACTGTCTTCGCGGCATTTTTTATTGAAGACTTTGGGGTCCAATCTTCTTTCTGATTTAGAGTGTCCTCAGACTCATCAAGTTCCTCACCGTCGAACTCCTCGTCTGACTCGGTTAGTTGAGCCATTTCGTCAATTATGTTAATCATTAGATCAACGTGCTCTGATAGCTGGTCATCGCTAATTGGCTCCTCTAGGTGTGACTCACAAAGTGGGCAGACATGCTCGGCATCAACTTGCTCGCCTTCCTGAAGCTCGTCTTGAACTTCCTCTTGGGCCTCCTCAGCATGATCCTCGGAAACCTCGGTATTCTCATTTAATCTAACGCCAGTCTTTCCCCAGAAAGCCTGGGAAAGGATACCGTCAACTTCTTCTTTAAGTACGTCTCTTTTCATAGTTAGTTAACCTTGTAATTAATTACCTATATCTATTTATGTCGCTATTAGTTCAAATAGGTTAATTTTTTTAAATTAGTTCACAAATACTTTATTAGTAGGGTTTCCTGTAGTTGTATCCCCGCATGATAACTGAGTTCCAGCATAAGCTAACTTTAATTTTGAAGGACCTACAGAAACATTAGTGCTACCTATTACGACTACAGGTGCGTGAGTGGTATCACCACACGTTGTGGGGGTATAAGCGTCTGTAACAACAACTACAGCGGCTTTAGCTGGTCCAATAAACACTTGTGATGCCTGCCCCGCGCCGCCCTTTTTTAATAAATGATCTACTGGGCTATGGCAATGACCTAAAGTTAAGTCTAAAATTGTGGTAACTAGTGGCATTAAGGTGATTCTCCTGGGAATGTCTGGGCAAAATCTGACCATCTTTGAAGTTCAGTTATATAAATTGGAGCAGGCGGGTTTATTTGATTTTCATAATCTCCAAAGATACCGTTAGTTATTATACCTTGACCTTCATTTAATACAAACTTAACAGGTATATCATTACTGTACCCAAATTGTAATTGATCTCTAAATAATCCAAAATTAGAGTAATTAAGTCTTCCAATATCGTTTGAGCTAATTCTGGTAAATATATCAAACCAAGTTAATTTACCAAAAGTACCCTCTAACTCAGTTCCAATAAAATCATCTCTAATTGTTACAGCGACTTCAGTTAAACTGTTAACCAAAGACATAAATTTACCTTCTGGAGAATTAGTTCTTAAGCTAGATGCAGGCTGTAAGTTAGTGTATTCGCCGTTAGAATAATAAGATCTATTAAAAGATATGGAACTTGGATTGTAGCTGTAAACAAAGCCGTGGTAATCTGGCGAGTTAAATTGTTCATATGCTCCTAAGTAATTAGTGCTAAGTTCAAAATAGATTCTTTCTTGATTTATAGGAGGCTTAGAAGGCTCTAAGTTAGATATATCAACAGATGCATTCCCAGCGAAGACCCGAACTACTTTGCCCCCGTCATAGGAAACTATGGATGATCGTCCGTTAAATGGATTGTGCTCGCTTCCACGCCCAGGAGTCAGTATTATACCCTGTGGTATATTTCTCAGCATTATTTTGTTTCTAAAAGTAGTATTGCTTTCAAATGATCTTAAATTAAATTCTTGGCATTGAAATGTAATTGTGCTAGTATCTTTTACATAATTAACAAACGGATCTCTGTAGTCTAAGTTTAATTTAGTGAGATTAAATCCATTACTTTGAGAGTGGGCCAATGCTTCTTCATCTGTAACCCTTGAATAAACTGCGGATACTGTAGTAATAACTGAGTTTGGGTTTATGATATCTTCGACTGAATCCATGTTAAGGATTAAGTACATTGGACCCACATCCGCTGATGGGTTGTAGCTGGAGCTAAACTCATGTACGCCAGAGGGCGAAGTTACCGTAAACCTATAAGAAGTATCTGCTCCTAGTAGAGTTAGGATATTGTATCTATCTCTAATTTGGCTGAAGTATGCATTAGATAGATCGTTGAATGTAGCTAAGGGATATATGGCACTAGTCGGATAGCTTAAGGTAGAGAAGTAATACCCAGCCCCCGCTCCGAAGGCTACAGAAGAAGGATTGTAATTTGGTACGAATACAAAATTAAGCTGTTCAACTGGTATGCCTGCATTATTGGCGTAAAGCTGACTTACGTTACCCTCAATCTCTTGCACTTCGATGTAAGAATTGATATCCTCAGGCAGGAACCTCATTCGTTTGAAATCGTTCTGAAGTTCTACAGGTAGTAAAGGTTGATTGTAATTAGGATTAAGTGCGTTCTGTTCGAAGATAGCAAAAGCTAAGTTTATTGTGTTAGGAGTTTCCCCTACCTCAGAAAAGTTTATAAACGGATCGTTTAATTGTCTTTCATAAACTCTTCTATAGTAATTAACGTCAACTTCGTCCAAAGTCCCCTCAACAAGATGCTGGCGTATCATCGAGTAAAATGTGGAAGGGTTTACTTGTATGTTTCCTGCACCGTGAATATTGTTAAAGTAAGTTAATAGATTTGTATTAAGGCTTGCTACAACTTTGTTTATAGTTAAGTTATTAAAATACTTCTCGTACCAGTACGGTAGTGAATTATTTTGACGTTCCAAGAAATAAGCAACCTCTTCTGCTACTGTGTTAGCAAAAATATTAAGATACAAGCCATTTTGTACAAAGGTAGTGTTTGGAGATGCAGGGTAATCTAAGAAGTTGTAAAATCTATTATACATGCTTACGCATGTTTGAGGATCACCAGAGGATGTAAACCCTGCAAAGGATGGATTATCTACGTTAATTGTAATACTCTGTCTTTGTGGTACAGAAGATTGCAGGGTAGTGGCAATCTGAGATGAGTTTGCTACTTGATTTTGAACTGCTTGGGATTGTATTTGATTAGTTTGCTGTGGAGTATTTTGATAATTGTTTGAGATTATTATATTTTCGGATAATTGATCCTGGGAATACCCGTTAGCAGTAGAAGTAAATTCTAAATTACCTTGATTTGATGTTGTAGTTCCTATCGAAATAGAAGGAGTTATTATAATCCCAGGGAGGTTAGTGGGTGTCTGAGGTATTGAAGGGGGTATTGGAGGTTCTTCCGGCGGGCAAGCTGGAACATTGAATGGTGGGGAAGGGCTTATTGCATTAGGGACAATGCTAGGGACTACAACATTGGAAGTAGGTGTAGTGCTTCTAGGTTCAGTCCCAGGGAGATAATCTCCGCAATTACCTAACACAATATTTGACATTACTAGCTAAGAGTTAATATTGGGTTTGTATTTGTAAGAGATTGTGATATATTAGAATAGTCTGGTATCCCAATAATTTCAAACGAAACACTAGGGTAAGTACAAAACCCACCATCTTGAGGCCCTTTATATCCTTTATTATTTCCACTTTTTAAAGAAGTATTAAAAATAGGGTGCGAAACAACTAAGTAATTGTTATAATCTGCGGTATCTCTCCTATTTCGAGGATGATTTGTAGCGAGATCAGCTCCAGCAAAACTTTGGTTACTATGATTGGGTGTAAATGAATATATGTAAATAACAATATAATTTCCTTCTCTATGTTTTGAATATGTTAATCCAAAAGAATTTTGAACATTTCCACTCCCAAAAGGAATACAATTAAAATATTGTAAATTTACTTTAACATCCCTTACCCACGAAAGAGAGGGGTTACTCATATCTAGAATTATTTTTTTTGTAACAAATAAAGTTGAAAATTCACCATATTGTAAATCGTTGGTATCTATTGAATACGTTAGCTGCGCTTGCCAATTTTCTTGATTCGGGCCAAAATCTCTTAAAATATAATTAAGATAATCATTTCTTAATAATCCAGAATTAGGAAATAATTCTTGTTTCCACTTAGCTAAATCCCAAGCTGGAAAACTTGGAATAGGGTTATTTTGAGGGTAAAAATAATCTGATCTTAGTTTATCTTCTATATTAGCATTTGATCCTAAACTTCCTATATATTTGCTCAGTACGCCCTCAGGTCCCCAACTTACGCCACCTAAAATATAACCAGAGCCTATAATTCTAGGAGTAAATCTAGAAGTATTCCCACCTATTAAAGCTACTCCATTTAAATTGCTCCCAGTATTAACTGGATTAGAAGTTGGAAATTCACTTTTCAATTTTCTAGCTACAAAATTAACATAAGCTTCAGTAGCGACTGGATTGGCTATAGAAACTTGAGGGTGAGCAGCAGCTATTCCAGCACGCTCATTATAAGCTAATTCTGTAGTTCTAAAGAATGGTCGAATATCCACGACATCTTGAGAATTTAAAACAATAACCCCGTTTGCGTTAGTCGGTGCATTCTTTTTAACTACTATGTAAGCAATAGGAAGTATTGATTGCCCTAGAAGGGCAATGTTATCTGACTCTAAAGATTCTACTAAAGTAGGGGCTAAATTAAGTAGATCGTCTGGGGATGGGAAAGAGCCTTTGACCCCGCTGAATCCCAAGTTCTGCCCAAGCTCATCTGAGATATTTGGGACAATCATTTGATTGCCGTTTTCATCTTGCAGGGGAACAGCATTCAAAGGATTGTTTGGAGTGTAGTTTCTGTTGTCTAAATTTAAGCCTACTCCAGCACCTTTTACTAAGCCCAAAGCGGGGGCGTAAATTTTAGTTGGTACATTCGAATTATTAGGAAACTTTGCAATTGTTGCAGCGGAGGCATCAATTGGTTTTGAGTAGATAAACAGTAAATCTATTCTTTGAGTTGCAGCGGTTAAAGTGGTCCGAACCCCAGATTCGTTGGTGTAGTAAAAATCATCTGGGTTAAAAGCAGGGATCTCTATATCTAACTGGGATGGGATGTCAACTATAGAAGTTCTGGCTACCCCACGCCACTTCTTCATCCAATTAGATTCCTGCCATACTGTATTCAAGAATCCAGTTGTTATGTCACCGTATGTTGCACTATCAGCAGAACTTACCGCTAAGTTGTAAATAAAAACTTGCCCAATAGTAGATGGGTACGGTAACTCTGCTGTGTTTGCTATTGGTATTGGCAAATACCTTGGATCAGTTATATTCAAGAATTGAGATACTTCTTCTAAATTTCTTGAAGCTCTTGTAAAAGCTCTCTCCATTAGTCCGTTCATCCCTAAAGAATTAGCTTGGAGTTGAGTTTTAAAAGTATCTAAAATAGAGCGTAGTTGCCCATCACGATTAGTTTTAAAATTGTAAGTATCAATATACTCTGAATTAGTAAGTTTGGAAATTACTTGGAGTGGCTGTAAATTGAATACATCATTTATTCTAGCAGTGTATCTTCCTGGGCGAACGTATACTTTGTTGTCAGAGCCGTTGGTGTAAGGTCTTAGCTCATCGAATCCAGCCCGGCTACTATTAACAGTAGTATTGTTAAAAGTGCTAGTGTTAAAGATTTGCTGATACTCTAATTTCGCTAATTGATCTTTCAGCCACATGTTATTTTCTTGTAGCTGCTTTAATGGTATATTATCTACCTCATAATAAATTGGATCATTGGACTTATAGTATCGAATTGGCTCAGTGAAACGATAAGAACTTTGCTGAAATTGGACCATTAGTTATCTCGCTGTAAATCAAATGTATTTGGAGACTTAACTCCAGTATCCGTATACGAACTTCCCAATACAACTGAATTGTAAGGGTAATATATTGAAACTAGCTTTGCATTACCAGACTTACCTACAGAAGCGTGTTTAGCGTTTGCGAATGTCTCTGCTGCTGATTCATCTAGAAGCACTCTAGTGTATCCTGCTGGGCTTGTCATTGTATTACCATAATAATAGCCCGAAGCTACTATTTGATTTGACGTATTTCTCTGTAGAAGAGACGGGAACAAGGCACTAGCTTCCGTACCACTGCAAACAAGAGAAGAAGAAGGTTGATACCCTTGTGCATAAATTTGAGGGATAACCTTGTAAGTATTTGAAGTTAAATCAGTTAAAGTATTTACAGCGGGGTTTATTGAGAAGTAAATTCTAAATGGACCCCAGTTTTGAGCGGAAGTCTTTCCGAAAGGATTAGCACTTACAGCAGCCGCCCCAAAGTAATCTAGAATTGAGGCACTGCTGGTGTCTGGAGTTGTAGAAGGCAGTCCAGAGGCTACTACGTTTGATCCGCTTGTCCACACTCCTTGAGGCCCCACATATCCCGATGCACGGGGAAATAGACCGCTCACGGAAGTGTAGGAGGCTTTGAGTTGTGAGTTGTCGGCAAGATTCCAGATAAATGTCTTAAAGCACAATCCGGCATCTGTAATCCCTACAGTATTATCGTAGTATGCGGACGAAGCATTCCACCAGCCGCAAGGAAAGTTAACATTATGAACATTAACTAAACTTCCATTTAAAGCCCTAACACAAGTTCCGCCAAAAGTTAAACTTGAATAATTATTAAAAAGAGTATTTCTATTCAGAAAATAATACAAAGTTTTATTATCAGAAGCTAGAGAGAAATTAGTAAAACCTAGTCTAGTAGTTACATTATCAATTCCAGAGAATGATACGCTGTATGCTGTAGCGGAAGCAGGAGGGATTGGATTTGGATAGAATTGTAAGCTACCTGCACTAACGTAAGGCTGTATCTTAGTTATGGTCGCATAATCAATACCGCTAGCAACTCTATTAGAGTAATGCGACCCAGTAACATCCCAGTTCAAAGCAAATGATCCTAGATCACGGGCATTGAATGTAGATTGATTATCTACGACTACACAAGAACGAGTTGAGTGTAGTTCTACAGAAGTGTGATTTAATCTATTAGAAAGATTAAACGAGCTAATATCCAATCCAGCTTCATCGGTAGATCTGTGTGGATTTATGTTGATTACTGAATTATTCTCAGCTAGGAGGTTAATACCATACTGAGCCATTACGGTAGGGCCGTTTAATTCTACAGTAGAGTTGTTACCAGCGTACACTCCCGCAGTAGTCTTATGGAACTGTCTGCCAGGAGGACCGAATACACGGGTGGCTCCATTTCTAGTTCCTTTTAAGGTGACCCTTGAGTTGTTTAGAACTGCAAGCTCTGATCCTCTGCATGTTGCATTTGTTGCAGTAGCTAGAGCATGGTCGGCATCTCTAGTCATTAGAGGTGCTACTAGCACAGCTTGGGAGCCGTTGGTAAGCTCAATGCCTGGGACAATCTGCTTGATGTTGGTATCTTGCATCAATGCGTCTTCGACGCCGATTGAATTTTGGAATTTTATTTCTTGATAAACTCCATCCATTCCCGAAGTTATTGTTGGGAGTAGTCGTGAAGCATTTAATACAATATGCTGACCATTTCCGCTAAACATCATTGGCGGATATGTTTCGCCGTTTGAAATAGAAACATAGGGTATCAGGTTTTTGTTGTAATTGATGTTTGAGTTATAGCACTCAAGGCCCGTCTTTTGATTGAAGATAAGAGTTAACTTATCAATTTCAAAGACTGAAGAGTCTAGCTTAATTCCAAACAAGTTTTCATATACATTAATTCTTCCATCAAATGAAATGGTAGAATTAAGTGCTTTGATACCTGAGTCTGTATTACCATAGATGTTTAGATTTATGGCGTATAGATGATGGTCAGTAGAGTCAGCGTTATGATTATCCCCACCACGAAGGGTTGAGTTATTTAGAATAATTCCGTTAGCATTCTTACTAAAATCGAATATGTAATTTACGTTGGTGTACGATGCCCAATCAGTTACAACACTTGGGTACTTAGCTAAAACTGTAGCTTTGTAGAGAGGATCTTCAAACAATCTGGTTGAGCTAACAGTGATAAAGCTGTTATTAGCTATTAAGCCAGCCGATTCACTTGCTGTAGTGTAATCGTAAGTTGAGTTAAAGGTATCAAATAGTCTTTTTGTTGACCAAGCACCAACGACCCGCTCATTACCAGCATCAAAATCATAGTTTCTGCTTGCAACACAACCCCTGAGCAAGGTTACATTTGAATTGTTTATTCTGAATCCTGCTCTACGGTATCTTACTACAACATTATTCTCTAAGAATACGTTTGTACAATTATTGATTTCAACTCCAATTAGATTGGTTGTGGCGTTAACTCCACTACCATCTAAGAAGAAATTTCTAATAAAAATTGGACCTTCGCAATTATTGATTACGAGTCTATTAAGAATATTTCCATAGAATAATCCGTTAGCTGCATAACCTTGAAGAATCCCGTCATCTGTATCTTTGAGATAAAGGTGTGTTGTTCCATCTCTTGCTAAGTCTATAGTGCTAACATCTCTAGTTGTAATTGCGTCGGCTGTCTCAGCATTCAAATCATAGGTTTTAAAAGTTAACCCGATATTTGCTTGTGAGAATGATGAATTTTTACTTGCAACAATTAATGAGCCTTTATTTAATAATGAATTTTTAAATAATAAACTGCTTATCCTAGTTGTACTAGGTATTGAAACAAATCCATTACAATTATTAGAAAGTCTAGGGTCTGAGACAGAACTAAAAACAGAAGCAGATAGTGTTAAACAAGAAGCATCTTTAAAACAAGAACTTGCATCAAAAAGTGCCGCAAGTGCCGTAGCATCTTCATTTAATGAGAGAGATGAAGCATAGGAGTATAAGTTATTTGCAGCAGAGTCTTTTGTGTAACTATTTAATCTTGCAATAAGGGGTAGGCCCACTGTAGCTGAAGCAAAAGCTTGTGGTCTAGCAAAGTTCCTATTAATAATCTCAAGAGAACCTCTAGGCCCAAACTTTATGTTATCTAATATCATATCACCAAGCTGACCGAAGTTCGCAACTTCAATCAAAACTGGAAAATTTATCATTTCTGGAAGAGCGTTTACAGCGGCACTTACAGTTCTGAATATATTAGTATTGCAGGCTACAGCTTGGTCGGTAGCGGCTGATGAAACGACAAGCGACAGCCCAGGAATGCTTGAGGTGGGGAATCCCATCTTCTCCCATAGGTAATGGGTTCTTTCCTCTAAGTCATATACAGGCATGTTATCCTGTTCCCAGTTGTAAAAAGAGCTAGAATCAAATTTGGTGACCTTATCAGTCCAGCACTTCATCAACTTGAGAGCAGTACTATTAACTGTGTAAATATCGCTTGTAATAAACATCTTAGAAACTTAAACTCCATCTAAAAACTAGTGCAAAATCAGAAGTCTTTCTAACATTACTGAAATATCTATAGGCAACAAGAATTGGTGCGTCAGGAGCACTACCCTTTATATTCTTAACGAATAATCCAATCTCATTAAGATTAGCATTTTGTGCATCTCTAGTTAAATTGTTGCAAGACTCTTGATCCAAGAAAATTGTATAACGTACAGTATTCTCATCTACTCTAGTTATATTCTGCTGAGGTATTAAGCCGTAAACATAGGTCTGGCCTATTACAGTGTTATTTCTTATTTGATTAGCCGAAGCAGTTAGGACTTCCCCAGCAACTCCCGCGTACTCATACGTTGATGATAATGGGCCAGCTAATTGATTTGTGGTAGATACTTCTAATCCAGTTGTGCCGCTAACACCTATTTGAAATCTGTCAACTTGATAATCTAGTATAGACGTAGATCCAGACAGTGCAAACATGTGAGCTAAGGCTACACCCATCCCTGATACAATTATGTTATGATCATCAAACACAACTTCCTCCCTGTTATCAGGGTAAAGTTTTGAGACAGTTAAATGTCCTCTAATGTTAAGTTCTTCTAAAAAGTTTAAATTCATGGTTATACAAAATTAATGTACCAAGAGATAGTTAGCGATCCTTCATTAAATAACGTCCCACCATTCGCAAATAATGCTCTCATTCCTGAATTGCTAGAGTAATCAGTACAAAAGAGCAAATCTTTGTTAAAAGTCTTCTTTGCAAACAGCTTATATCTTCTCTTGTTATTTAGTGCATTAAAAGCAAATGGAGCAGATCCGGCCTGCTTTAATGTTTCTTTTATGTCTAAAACCCACAATCCTACTTGGTATAGCCCACCAAATAAAAGTAAAGCCCCGGCATCGCCATTCCTCAAAGGTATCTTAATAGTGACTCTAGAGGGGAAGGAAGGGTCGCAGCATCTTAATGCCCCCTGGGTATAGTTATTTGCAGCACTTAAAGAGTTGTGAGTGACTGAATTCCCGCTAGCAAAAGTTAAATAACCGGAAGGGTCCATGATTAAGTTAGCGTTATAGAAGCTACTTAAAACTCCGCTGATGATTACGGACCCTGTTGCATTAGTTACTGAAGATACCATCCAGAAGTTTGTACCCCCGGAAGCAGGGAAGCACCCAACTAAATGATAGTTTGCACTTAATGATGGGCTGAGTATAGAGTTAAGACAGTGTCCTACATCAGGCACGCCGGAAGAATAAACCGTAACTGTGCTATTTAACTCTAGTCGTTTATCTAACGGAGAAGGGTATCTAGGCAGAAGCTCGTAGGTCCCCTGCAACGCGGAAGCTGTCGTAGACGTTTGATAACTGCTTAAACTTACTGGACCATAAGACAGAGTTTTAATTGTAACCGTAGTGGATGGACTAATTATCTGATGCCCATGAAATTGAAATCCAGCAGCATCCTTACCGAAGGATACAGCTTGCACTGTATAATTCGAAGCGTCTAATAAAGACGAAGCAGACGGGATAGAAGCAAAGCTCCTATTCGCCGTTAGCGCATCCACAATAATTTGCCCTGCTCCGTCTACTAGCATATTAGTTATTTATGTTTAGATTATTAATAAACTGTCCAGCAGATGATTTACTTACAGAATTCCACTCTGGATTTTCAACGTAATTAATTCTGCTTCCACCGCTAGCTTCATACACTCCGCTTGTATAAGCAGCCGTTCTGTTTGCATACCCAAAAGAAGAGTACGCACCAGCTATCTCATTGAAATACTTAAAGATATTGTACAGATGTCGTTTGTCTAAATCTACACGATAATCTTTGCAAGTCTTGGACAAAACTAGAGGCTTTGACCACTTGTTTAAAGTCATATCCACCAACTTAATATCATAGAACAAAGTAAACTTGTCTTGGCTTATGCAATTAGAAAATATTTCAATTACATAATTTTGATTAAGCCGGTGAACACTAGTTGAAATTTTATCAAAGTATTCTTGGGGCACTTCAATATCTCTGTTAAAAGTATTGAAAGTAATATTTAGTTGATTAAACTCAGATTCAGTTAGTGATGCAATAACATCATTCTCTCTGTTTGGATTGTCACTTAATTTAAATCTACCACATCTTAATGATGCGCCTGTGTCCCGTGCTTGGGATGGCAAATTAAAGACATGGCAATAGCTCTGGACTAGGTTGGAGGATTTAACGTCAGATAGTGAATGCTGCACCCATCTTCCATCTTGCATATACGACCAGATCTTTCCGTCCTCAGGCTTAGTATGCACCCACACACTGATAGAATCCCCGCCTAGAACTTCCCCGACGTTGTTACAAATTAAAGACTTGAGGTCTAAACTAAATTCGTGCTCAGGGGTTAAGAAATTTGTAGAAACATCGTACCCAAGACTTGTGTCCACGGAATATTTTCTTAAATCAAAAGAAAATCTACTCTTTGAGTTAGTTGATTTTTGTCTGATTAAAGTATTCTCATGTGTTAACGAATTGTACTTATACCCATTCTTGTTATTTTTATCTAATCTTACCACTGAAAAAGAGTTAGACGAGTTAGCACCTGAGGGATGGATAAACTCTATATGACTTAGAATACCGCTATTTCTAAATTCTGGTATGAGTGATCCACCATCGGTATAAGTAAGTACGTCAGCTACCGTTGAGGCGACATAAGTCCCTGAAGAGGACCCTGAGGTTGAGAACAGTATAGATCTTGAATTTAGTTCTGGGACAGTCAGCAAGCTTGATGCAATGTACTGTGGGTATTGAGTAGTGAACGGACCATTCTTTGAAAGGTTAGAATTATAGAATATAGGTCCGTACACATGAGCAAATATTGTAGGCCCATCTAATTGCATTACGTTAGGGGTTAGCCTATGCCTCGCAAAATTGTGAGTGTAGTCGTAGTATAGCTTATGAAATTGTTTTCCGAATTCATAAGTTGTGTAATCTTCCATTGAATTTGGGAATGCCACACTGGACTCGGTTAATGTATTTGCATAATTTACTAGCTTATTACTCCACCAATTATCTTGTGCTAGTTCCGCTAAATTATCGTCGTAATAAGCAGAAGCTTGCATAAGTTTAGATTGTTCATTTACATGGTGCAGAGTTGCAACATACGGATGTAATTGCCCTCTATCTAAATGATAATCTATTACTATGCCTTTAGAAGTTCCAAATCCTTGCTGAGGCGGCAAAGTAAAAAGAAACCTAATATTGTCTGCTACTTTATCCGTAGCTCCAACTACATCGAAATAAATATCGTAGTTTCCATCGACAACATAAGTTTCATTAATTTTTACATTTGTAAAAGTTATATCTTTTGCTTTGTTTGTAGAGTTAAATCCTGATACTATATTTGAAGATAAATTTCCGACTCCAGTTAATGACGAGCTTGCAGATATGTCTATAAAAGATAATCCGGAGGTCATTCCCACTAAATCATTTGACCCTCCTTGGAATGGGTAAGGGCTATTGCCTATCTTAAACAAAGGCACACCTAAATCATTTTCAAATCTAATGGATGAAAAAAGTAAATCTGTAGGCCCTGTAAAAAATTGCCCGTTGCTAGTTAAACCATCAGAAAATAATCTAAATGCATACCCGATTTTTTCTGTTTGGTGTGGAACATAGCAACGAGAATCTATATCTATCCCAGACCATCCGTGGTTTAATCTTCCATTAGCAACGTGAGAATTGAACCCTGTAAAATAATTTGCAAATATACTTCCATGGTGGGAGCTAATATAACATGAACTAACTAAGCATTTAGAACTCCACTGGCAAAAAGCGGGTAATTGAGCGTCATCGGCACAAAATATAAAAGAGTTTATTAGTTTAGCCGGATCACTAGGGAAATAATAATTAATTACTTTTGGCCCGTCTGTCCAGTAATTCCAAGGAGATATGAACTTTATATTATCAACAGATTGAAGACTACCCATACTGTTAAAATGATATGGAGTGTTTACAACGGTTAAACCAGAAACTCCATTACCTGATAATCTCCAATCCAAAAATGACATAGGGGTATTTGAATTAGATGCATAAAATACTTGTCCATTATCTGTAACCGAAGCTGGCTGACCAACAAAATCATTCCACCAATCATAATTTTCTAAAGATAATACCCCTTGGCCTACAACTTTAACATTATTGCAAGCACTTGTATTTAGATTACCTTTAATATAAGATCCCCTCGGGATATAAAGAAGTGTGTTAGAACTAAGTTGAAGTCGATTACTGTATCCTTGAGGAGCATTTGTATTAAGACCTAAAGACGATACAAAATGTATACCAGTCGGACAAAGAATTTGATTGTAAGTTGAATATTGAGCAGAAACTTCAGCGTATGACGGAAATAAAGGATCGGCAAATACAAATAATGGACTTGAAACTTCATTATTTATATTAATCCAAAGTTTATCATTTGGGTTTACTGTAACTAATGCTTCTGTAAAACCTTGATCCCCAGTTATTATTTGAGTAGTTAAATTTTTATTTTTTGCGTAAGGTCCAATATCTATTGAATTTATACTTGAATTTATTTTTTTTATTTTTATAACCGATTCTGAGTTTAAACTAAATGTAGTGTAACTCATAACTGGATAAGACCCGCTGGCCCACAACTCTCTACCTGTGCCCGCAGGAGAAGGGTATACCCAAGCTTTTTTGGTCCCAGAGTATACATGAGAATCAATATAATCTGACCCGTCATAGACCTCTACAGAATAATAACCGCTTCGGAGACTATTATTTAATGGATCTGGATTTGGAAATACTTCTACTTGTACCATAATTAATTAGGAACCCAACCTCTTATTGGGAATGTATTACTGACAGCAACGCCATTATATGTATTAGATGAAGATAAATCTTCACATTTACTATAAATAGCTGGTATATTATAGTAGTCGGTTATTTTTACAAATTCTAAAGACGACGGTATTAACCCTAATGGAAGATAATTACCTACTAATGGACCAGAAGTAATGTAATTATGCATCGGTGAAGGAGAATTAAATCCACTTCTATCGTAATATCCTTCACGCGGTATAAGATGCTTTAAATCTCTACGCCTGTGGTTTCGTCTTGGTAGAATTGCCGTTGCTCCAGTTGGATTTAGCAATGTATCAACAATTGAGTTTACTGACTGTCTAGAAAAAGTATTAACAGAAGTTGCAGTTAAACCTCTTTTGTAGCTAGACATTGCAAGGGCCGAGGCGGCAAACCCAGCTAGAGCAGCCCCGCTAGTGGATCTCAAATGAGCATAGTCAGCCTTAGGTACACTTACAGTTGGGAATCTAGAATCTGGAACTACTGGATAAGCATCGTTATAGCTTGATCTTGCAAGGACATCGGGGACGGCTTTGGCAGGAGAGAATTTCTTTATTGATTGTGAAGTTATGTATAGAACTTCTTTTGAGTCAGCTTCTAAGCTAGTTTTACCAAAATCGAACCCACTAGTATCTAAATTGATTCTAAAGAAAGATGATTTGCCATTCCAAAGAGGCAGATAATCAGATCTGGTGTTTGTTATGTCTGCGATTACAGAGTTCCAATTAGGTGCATACTCTATGCCAGAAGTAAAGAATAACCAGCTACTACGAACATTAAAATCGGAGCTTTGATTAGATACTTTTGATTTTATGTAATTAGCTACTTGAAGTGCAAAGCTATCTGGAACTTGAAAGCAAATTAATTTGTCAGCAATAAAATCAACCATTTCAGAAGTAACTCTTACTTTAGTGTAGTAAGGTATTTCTTCGAATGGTGGAATGGGATTTGAGGTTCCTCGATAATTAAATATAAAATCTGCGGACCCTAACTTGAATGGCTCATTGCCCAGTAAGAAATTAGATGAAAACTGATATACGGTATCTTTAATTATCTTATCAACACACAGCTTGATGTTCTCGTCCATGCTGCTGGGACTGAAAGTAGCTACACTCAGATCCTGGCTAGATTGACGAGTCCATGTTTCAAATGATCTTAGTAGTGTTGATTCAGTTGCCAGAGCATACTGAATTAAGAATGGTATGTAGGATTCCCAAAGCTCTGTAATAGTCGAGCTAGCATTAAACACATCTTCCCCAAATACTGAGTCGGCAACTAGTTGAACACACTTCTTGGTGCCTACTGTCTTATAAATTTCGACGGCATTTGCTAGCTGTAGTCTCCATCTGTCAGGTTCAGATCCAAATAGATTCCAACCAATAAGGTCTGCTAGTAGCGGCAAATACTGGTCTGGGCATTCGTCTAGATCGTACAAAGATTCAAGACGGTCAACTTGGTCTGAGTAATCTGCAAATGCGAACGAAAAAGCTTTCAATAATCGTAAGAAAGGTCCGTTATTTTTTAGTTCAGTAAGCAGATAGCTATTTTGGAGATAATTCTCTACTGCATCTCTAACTCTAAAATCACCATCATCAATATAAAGGGGGGAATAAACAATATCAACTAAAGTGCAAAGTTTGTCTAGCTGCTGCGTCCCGCTTGTGTGTATTGAAGAAGTATTTCCAGCAGATGGCTTAAATTCATTTGGTAAAACGGCAAGAGAAGACCAAGATTGAGTATTGTAATTTCTCCAAATATAATTAGTTAATCCTCTTAATCCGTCATTAGTTGATAATTCTTGCCCTGTGTATATCTTCTCAATTAAAGTATCGTGAACAAAGCTAGATGGATTGTAAGTTAGGTTAATCGGCCCACTCAAATTTAAAAAGTAAAACCAAGAAAGATTGTTAATTAAATATGTGTGATTGTTTGCTTTGCTCCCACCATCAAGAAAATCTAGCGTGGGATTGTTGAGTCGAATACCGGGAAGTAGCGTATCTTTTAAGAAATCAGAAAAATCTGAACTTGAATTAAAGTCTCTGAAAGACATTCCAAGGGGCAGCAATATCTTTCGTTCAAAATCGTTAGCATCAATGTCTGTTAAAGAATTTTGTTTAACAAAAAATTGGGCTATGCCACTAGCCTTATTAAGTGAGCTAAACGCACCAGCCACAGAACTAATAGAAATTATGGAACTAAAATTACCTATTGTAACTAAATGTGAATTTATAACTTGATCTAGTATGTCTACTTCTTTTTCATTTAATTCAAAATCAGCTTCATAGTATAAAGAAGGGATAATATACTTCATCACATCGCTGTAATTAGCTTTGTGATATTGCCGATTATCTATAAATTTGGTTACATTAGACATAAGTAATGTTTAAAGTGTAGTTGTTTAATTGAACTATTTCGTTGAAATCAACTTTTATAGATTCTTTTACGTTATCTATTGTGGCGTATCTAACCTCAGGTACTTCAAAAATACTGTACATTAAATCTTCTGGATTGAATGCTTTTGCAAAATCAGTATTGTCTATATTAAAGAAAGTTTCTATCTTATTTCTTACTTGCTGGCGTATATTAGCTTCAAGATACTGGTACTTCTTCTCCAATCGTAAGGTTATATTAAGGTCTAGCGTCCTAATCAACCCATCGACTACTACTAACTCGTCGGTAAGCATTTTGCTGTCTTGCATGGCTTCTAGAAGCTGTCTCTTGTACTCAGGGGTAGCTTTTCTTAGCTGTAGGTTATTTGCTTTTTCCAAAACAAAAATGTCGATTACGTTGGCTGAGGAGTAAGCTCGTCTTGTTGCAGCGGTGGCTTTACCGATAGACCCGTAAGAACTAATGTAGTTATTTACGAAAGCTTTGTAGTCATCTAATGTTACAAGTCGGCTTTGAGACCTGAATGCTAAAGGGGCATACTTCTTCGCATTCTCTACTGTCTCAGCATCAGAGCCTCCAGTTCCTTTTGATGTGTTCTGGACTGTTCCTGGAATACCTGCGATTGCTAGATTACCGTCTGGGTTGGTATAGTTTGCCGTTGTTATTTGAGCGTTCAAAAGCCCTTGCCCTATGTTACCCCTCGTGCCCCCACCTACTCTATAAGTAATCGTATATTGATCTCCTATAGCTGGGTTTCTTCCAACATTATTATCACCAAATACTACGGTAGCCCCGTAATCATCATCTGATATCAATTGAAATACTTTCGCATCCGTGCCAGAAGCATAAAAGATATTATTTACTTGCTTGTAAATTCCATTGGTGTTACCTGGGCTTGTTACGAAAACTTGAACGCTACCCTCAATTACTGGAGATTGCTGTAGCTTTACGCTCTTCAGTGCTTCTGTGTCCGCAAAAGTCCCGGTATCAACAACCAACGACCCTTCTAAGAGTACTAAATTATTGAATACAGTTGTGGATGATCTCTCAGCGTCAAATAAGTTTATATCCCCTGTAGAATTAGCTACATCAATATCCCCATCCGCAGCAACTTTGTAAAGTGTAAAAGTTATTGGAAGTCCGTCTTCGGGAGAAGTTATAGTAACTACTCTATTCTGTGGCGTAATTTGAATGTACTCCCCAGGGTTGCTTAAACCCGGAATGGAGGCTAAAGTTAATTTAGCATCGGCAGCGGCAGCTATCGGACCCTTCATTCTTACGCCAATTAGTTGCAATAGATCTTTTACACTATTTCTATCGCGGGCAGTACGGATAAAATTTTCATTAGCTAGATAATCTGCTTTATATGAGAGTACATGCCCCATGTAAGCAACTAGCTCAATGAGAACCATCCCAAAATCAGACTCCACAAAGTAATTATAATCTAGTGGGTATACGGCCCTAATGTAATTAATTAACGAGTTTCGAAGTGTTACGAAATCTGTTGAAGCAAAATTAATTTGATTTTCTTTATCAGCGTCATTAACGCTGACAAGTTTCATAAAATCGGAGGTTACTGTGCCTTTGAATGCCATTATCGTATTTCCACGTTGATATCAAAATTTATGTTATCTTCATCCAATAAAGTGCAGAACAACTTTATCGTAATGAAATGCCCACCCTCAAGAGTTTCTGTTCTCCCAGGGAATACTTGAATTTTATCTAAAGAGACATTAGGGGCGTATCGTCTGATAGATTCAAAGATTTCTCTCTTGATGCTGGACAAAGTAGCCTGATCTAACGGCTCCATTAAGTAGCGTCGTAGGTTAGTTCCGTAAGCAGGTAGCATCACCCTTTCGCCTCTATTAGTTAGAAGTAACTGTCTTAAATGAGACTTAACAGCATTTAACCCAGAAGATTTCTTTAAGAAGGTGCCGGAATCCACATCCCCCATAGGAAATCTAAGGCCAAACAGCTTATCAATGCTTCTTTTGGTGAGGTTGTTAGGGTTTTTAATTACCCCAATTCCATAAAGATTGCTGTTTGAATTTATTGCCATAATTAACTCAACTTAGAAGTATCTATGTTCTTAAAGAAATTTTTATGAGTATTGTAGTTGTTTAATACTTCTTCTCGCGTGAGAGGCTTAGAATAGAACTTTACACTGCCTAGATACCCTCTCAGACCGCTTATTAGTCCGCCGTATTGCCCACCCATGAAGTTTCCTTTTTGGAATCCATCAGTATATCCCCCACCCACAATCCAAGGGGTCACCTTGAAATTGGTTCCTGGGTTATTTAATTTTGGTCCGCTATTTAATTCAGTTGGGCTAGTTAAATCATATTCAAAGCTATTAGCAGCGGCTAAATTTGGCAAGTTAGGCATCGTACCTTCTGGGATGCCAAACACATAGGATAGAGAGGAAGTCGCAATTTCTTGTCCGTCAAAGTATAGAGTAAGCTTATCAGATTGTGGATTAAGGGTAATTGAAAAGTGGCAAAAGTCTGATGAGCAATCAACCATTCCTTGATTAAGTGATTTAACCATAGAGTGGTATGTGGTGGATGCTTTGCAGTCCAGACCATCAAAGAATGATCTGTTAATAAGCGTAGCGGCTGAAGCAGAAATTGATTGAGTTGGGGCAAGGAAGAAACTGGTTGAAGATACTGGATTAAGAGATTGGCTGTTTGAGGCTG